GAACCAAGCATAACCATAGATGGATCACCACCTTCATCCCAACAAGACTTAATAACGTCTTTCAGTTGAGCTTCAGTAAATGCTCTTTGAGTTCCATCCGTTCTAGCATTAGAACCAGATGTAGTCGGATCTGCTCCAGAACCACCACCTTTGTTAGTGTTTGTTTTTAACCAAGACTCAATTCCTGCAAGTTTTCTTGCAGTTGTATCGTTACCTGTGACTGGTGCTTGATTAGCTGTAAGGATTGTTTCCATATCTCTTTTTAGCTCTTTAGAAGCTTTTGAGATTTGGTAAGCAAGTTCGTTGTTTCTTCCTGCTTTACTTACAGTATCAAGAGTGCCTGAAACGATTACAGATTTTCTTGAAATCTGTGTTCTATTTCCAAGTCTTGTTGTAGCCGATGGTGCTGAGAATGAAATTTCATCACCTTCGATTTGTGCGTTGTTAGCTGTCGCTGCTGCTAGGCTATCTGTTTGCCATTCATGGAATACTGCTGATGCTTGTTCTTTAGCAATACCTGACATGAATGGAGTGTCAGTAGGTGCAATTGAGTAGATTATATCTGATAAATCTTCTCTTTGTCCTACTGCATCATAAGAACTAAAAGTTCCTGATACTTGTGCCATAATTGACTCCTTTTATGTAGGTTATTTGTTGTTAATCATGTCTAAAAATACACTAGTAGCATCTTTCATACTTCCAGATTTTTTTAGACGACTCAACCTATCCTTCCTTGCTTTAAAAGTGACATCAGCTTTTGTTTGTTTAACCCCAGATGAAAATACTTTGCCTGGTTTCGTAATTTTTTTTGCAATATTTGGTTTTGCTTTTTGCATGTTACGATAATTCATGGCATCGTTTACCAACATAACAATTCTATGATCGAATACATCGTTAATCTCTTGAGCATTAAACCCATAAGAATAAAGTGTGTCTTTCATTCCAGTTGCTAATTTATATGCTTTAGCTTGATCAGAAAATTCTGGCATTTTACTTATCAGAATTTTTGCCTGTTCTTTTTTATAACTTTCTAATTGTTGATTTCGCTCAGATTGAATTTTTTGCATAGCACTTGAAAGTTTTTCTTGTTTCTTTCTAAGTCTATGATCAATCCTTGCGGCTTCCGTTGGATCTTCTTCGTACAACTTTTCTAAGTCCGCAGAATTTACATCTGCATTAAGTTGTTCTTGGGCAACTGACATTAGCTGATTCAACTCATTAAGTTTAGTTGAATAGTCTTGTCTTTGCTTTTCAGATTGAGATTGAAGTTCTTTTCTTTCAAAAGAAAGTTCTTCAGTCTTTCGTCTGTAGTCTGCATCTCTTGAATAGCCATTCTTTAATTCGTCAAGGGTAACGTCTAACTCTTGACCTGCAACTTTTACCTTGAAGGTGGAGTCTGGTTTCTCTTGAATCTCAGTTTGTTCTTGCTCTTGAGAAGCTTCTTCGGAGACTTCTTCTTCTTCTGATTCAGTCTCCTGGTTTTCCTCAGTCTGAGGTTGATCTGTTTCAGATTCCTCATTAGTCGACTCAGGTGAATTTTGTTGTTGTTCTTCTTGAGGTGTTTCTACCTCATCTTCTTTTTTTGGATTTAATAATCCAGTTATTGCTCTTGTTGCTTTACCGATGTCAGTTTCAGCTTCCTTTAAAGGATTAGCATAATTGTCTGCCATTTTATTTGCTCCTGTTAGTTAAGATCCTCTATTGAGGTTGTCTTATCCTAAACATTGTGTTTAGAATTTTTCTTTAGAAATATTTTTTCTAAAATCTTCTAGCTGTTTCTTTGCTAGTTTGCCTGTATCAATCATTTCAATGAAGTGTTGCTCAACCTTATTAACTATGTTGTAAGCCAACCAAAGTTTTTCTCTTGTGCTTTCTTCATTGACCCCTGTATTAAATAAGCTTTCTTGATAAAGTTTTCTTAACTTATCAAAAGATTCTTTAAATAATGGGTTTTCAAATAATTGTTTAGCCTTGTTCGAATGGGTTATCTCCTGTTGGAGTTTGCCCTCTTGTTCCTTGTTCATTTAATCTATCAATCTCTCTACCTAACTGATCCGCAGATTTTTCTGCTGCTAGAAAAGTTTTGTTTCTGTTTGATGTAATGAGTTTTTCTAAGTCTGCATCCGCTTTTATTTTAGCTGTATCAAGCTGTGTATTATATTTAAGCTCCATTTCTTTGATTTTAGTTTCAAAACCAAGAATGGCTTCTGCGGTATCAGATCGTAATTTTTTATTTTCAAGTTCAAGTTCTGCAAGTTTTCTTCTTTCCTCAGATTGAATTCTTGTAAATTCTATTTTTTCAATTGGTGTTAATGGTGGCTCTGGTGGAGGAGACATCATTTGTTTACCTTGCTCTGGATTTACAAAATAATTCTCAACATTTTTTAATCCTGCATTTTCAATTATTTTAGATAAACTGTTGTAAATATTTTTAAGAGTAACCATTGGAAACTCTCTATTGCCCTGTAAACCAAAAGCTTGAAGTTGTCTTTCTAAAATATTATTTAAGATAACTATTTGTTGTTCTTTAGAACCAGATCCTAAACCAACTGTAATTGTAATATTATATCTGTTTCTCCACTCAGTAGGCATGACTGGTACAAACTGATTATTTAATTCTACAATTCTTTCTTTGTCTTGATATTTAACTGTAAGCTCAAATATTTTTCTAAATAAATCTCTAACACCTGTTTCAGAAAATACTCTTGCGATAAGCTCCATACGCATTTGCGTTTGAGTCATCAAAGTATTTATACCTGTAGCAGTTTTATTTAAGCTATCTGCATCAAGTCCTTGTGCGTATCTTGTAACACCTGTTCTTGTTTCTCTTACAGTATCTAAGTATTCTAATAATGGAAAAGCTTGTTGCGATATTGTTTGAGATTGCATTGGCATCATAACTTGATTTGGCGGCTGTTTAGTTCTTACAACACCACCAGGTCTTGAAGTTAGTAGGTCATCCAAGTTGACCATACCATCCATTATTGCAACTCTTGAATTGTTTGTCAGATACATATTATCAAGTATCTGTCTCATAACTGTAGATTTAATTAATTGAACATCTTCAACTAATTCTGAAACTGATCTACCATAAAATCTGTGTGGCATTGGAATTGGTGTAAGTGAACAGAAAGGTATGCTATCACAGGCCATATTTTCTAGGACTGTATAACCACTATCACCTGCAACAATTATTTTTCTTAGTTCTGCAACACCATCACCATCCATATCTAGTTTGATATAGCATTCGTAAATTTCTATATCTGCTGTTGATTGGTCTGTGGATTGAGCCATAGGAGACTCATCAATATCTGATAATCTAGTCAATCTTTCATCATTCAATATCATATTGTTTGATGTCGGTAGTGTTTCAATTATCTCTTGATCAAAACCCATTTCAATAAGGTCTGATCTTGTTTTCATAACCCTGTGAGCTACAAAGTTTGCATCTTCAATTGTTTTTGCATTTCTTTCAATTAGGAATTCTTCTGGTGGTACGTTTTCTATTTTGACTTTACCACCTTCTGAAAATCTTTTGATAATTACATTGTGAAGTTTTGGAATAGGTACTTCACTTAAATCTTGTCCTTGAGCTTCAGCAACTTTCTTAGCTTCTTCCAAAAGCTGTTTGCCTTTTTCATCTTCAAATTCTTCATGTGATACGATTTCAACATTGTCATCATTAGTAAGAATTTGGTACTCTTGGTCATTTAAATTTTCATAAGTTTCTTGAGATTGTTTTGCACTATCATCCCAGTAGACTTTAACAATACCATTTTTTTCTAAAAGAGCATCTTTGAACCAAGTATATAAAATTGTAAAACCTGGATTGTCTTTATTGAAAACGTAATTAATATAATTGGTTGCCTGTTCAGCAAGAGCAACATCTTCGGCTTTTGTCGGCTCACACTTGCAAACCTGATCTGATGCTGTAAAAATTCTCAGTAAGTTTGGCAAGATAGTTTCAATTGTATCTGAAACATCTGTGCTTATAACCTGACTTCTGCCATCTATCTCAGTTCCAAGCTTATCTCCCATGTAGTATTCAAGAGATTTCTTTCTTTGAGAAGTAAGGTTACTACCCATGTAACCTATAGCATTATTTATTTCTCTATTAATTATTGATCTTAATTCGTTATCTGTAACTTTTGCCATATTAAACTATATAATTTGTATTAACTGCTATTGTTTCTTTCCAGTTGCTAACTTCTGCACCTTCACCAATTATTCCAGTCCTAAAACTGTCAGCACAATGACTTGCGTAATTATGATGAGGTTTATTTCTAAAGCATTGATTTTTATCATCCCACTTTTTTTGATAAGCTTTCAGATACTCAATACCTTGTCGGCACTTGTTTTTGTCAAACCAACAGTTCGGCAAAGATTTTCTCACAGCTTCTATGCCATCTTCAATTGATAGTTTGGGTGCAACTTCACCTGCAATTCCTAATTCAAGAAGGCTTTCTAATCTTGACTTACCATAGTTGCCAAGCTCCCTGACTTTTACATCATGCGGAAGAATGTGCTTAGAGTATTCATAACCCTTTTGATCTAAAATATTAACATAGTGATCAAGACCTTCACCTGCATTTTCATAATAATCTATTAACCTGATTTCACCTTTGTACCTTTGAGCAAACCAAATTGATGTGCTATCGTTCAAACCTAAATCCCACCAGGTTTCAACATCTAAGCTTTCGTCATATTGTACTTCTGCAATCCTGCCTTCTTCTTCTAATTTTTCTATGATTGCTCCATAGTAAGAACCAGTAATAGCTGCTTGAAAGCTGCATTCAAATTCTTGTTGGTATAAATCTTCTGACATTACAGCTTTAGCTGCATCTAATTCGTCTTGATCTAATATACCTGTTTCACTTGCCTTGAACATACAAGCGAACCAATCTTTTTTTTCTTTGGCATCTGTATAAAGATCGTAAAAGAAATTTCTTCCTTTTGGTGTTCCAATAAACACACACCAACCCTTTCGGTCAGCCAAAGCAGGTCTGATGACTTCTGGAAAGATGGTTGGTTTTATGCTTTGAGTTTCGTCAAACACACAACCATCTAAGAAAATTCCTCTCAAAGACTGATCGTTCTCAGCTCCAAGAATTGTAATCCTTGAACCATTTGGAAGATCGCATCTTAGTTCAGACTCATTGAATTTTGTATTAGGTATTTTACCTGCAAACTGTTTTATGTAATCCCAAGCTGTTGCCTTACCTTGTTTGAAGGTTGGAGATATGAAAGCATATCTTGGACTTGGCAAAGGATTTG